GCTGACCTTCCATGCCAACGCGCTGACCTTCCATAGCAACTCTTCGACCTTCGAGTTGAAGCCTTTGCTCATCAAGCATGATTCTCTTGGCTTCTGCCGGAGGTATGTTTTTCTTTATCTCTCCGGTAATTGTTCCGGTCGTTTTGTCTCTAAAAACAATGCGATCGCCTTGATCGACCTGCTCCTCGTTTGGCAAAGGCGAAGCGTTGACCGTTTTCATTGCACCTGTTTTGCTTAACTGAATAAGCGTCGGCCTTCCTCCAATCATCACAGTCGTTGGAGTTGTTGAGTATTCGTCTTTGAGTTGTTCGCCTAAAAACTTTGAGCCAGCCTCTGGTCCCATAATCCTTGCAATGGCTAGCTGTTCAGCACTCAACGATCCGAATGGAGTTGCTTGCTTTTGCATGGCTTGCAGTCTATCTGCCGCCGCAACGGTCGGTCCTTCTGTGCCCATCGCCCTTCCAGCAATAGCGGTTTGTTGTTCTGCTGTTGGACCCATTAGCATCCTATTAAAAGCCTCTTCGCGCTGGCGTTTTTTTGCAGCCTCTTCCAACTGCAAGCCCATCATCCTGTCCTGCACCGCTTGCTGCATAGCACCACGGTAGGCTTGCTGGCCTGCCATCAGACCCTGGCCGATGATCTGGCCGATGTTTTGTTTCTGCGCTGACGGTCCAGAAGCCATGAGCAACCCGATACCAGCGCCTAACAAGCCTTGGTTCTGCGCCTCTCTGCGAAGCCTCTCAGCGTCCTCTGCCCCCATGAGTTGCCCCATGTAAGAGGGTTGGCTTCCAAACAATCGAGCTAAGTATTCTTCCATCACATCCTCACAGCAAAGATATACGCTTGCGCTGTACGGGTTGGGCCATCAAGGAGCCAAAGTCTGCTACCTGTAACTGCTGGCCTCGCTTTATGCCTGGTGGAGGTGGAGCCTGTGGAGCAGACTGTTGCATGAGACTTAATCCCTGCATACCCATCCTCGCGGTCGTAGGCGTTCCAGACGAAAACAAAGCCTTGGCTAACGAACCGCCAGCACCGGCAGATGTTGCAGACTGTCCCGTTGCCATTAACCCAGGCAGGCCAAACTCACCTGTTTGCGCTGCGAGCATGGCCGCTTGCTGAGAGCCCATCGTCATACCAGGCAGGGAGCCATAAGCTGCCGATAAAAATGGATTGGCCGCTCCTGTTGCTGCTGCCGCTGTTTGTGCCGCACTAGCCGCTGCCGCCGCTTCTGCTGCTGTCGCAGCCGCTGCCGCCGCCGCTGCGCCCTCAGCCGCTGTTGCTGCTCCAATAACCTCAGCCGCAATAATTGGCTCAGCGCCGCTCATGCTAACAATGCCTTTCCTGCGAGGGCTGTGCCTAAGATGCCAGCAAGCGGATTGGAGTAACTAGGCTGTACGGTCTGCATACCCTGTGGAGCGCCAAACGATGACGATAAGAAGGATTGCAGCGCAGCGTAGGGAGCCTGTTGTTGGTAGTTAAACCTCTGGATTGCGTCTTGCAGGGCAGCTTGTTGGTAAGCCTCCGAGGCTTGGCCGACTTGCGCGAGTTGAGCAATGTCTGTGTAGTCCTGAGCAGCCAAACCTGGCGCAGCACCAATCGCCGCTTGTTGCAAACCCCTTTCCTGAGAATACAACTGAGCACCCGTCTGAGCAGCAGCTTGTTGCCTTGCTTTTTCTGCCTCGTATAACTGAGTCCCCATTTGCGCTGCGGCTTGTTGCCTAGCCTTTTCCGACTCATAAAGATTAAGACCCAGGCCAAGGGCTTGTTGTTGCCTAGCACGCTCTGCCTCATAGCCCTGATAACCAAGCTGACCAGCCTGAGCCGTTAAAGCGTTAGCCAAAGCACCTTGCGCCCTTTGCTCTTGGGACATAAGAGCCTCGTTTGGCCCGTATCGCCCAGCAGCAGACGCTTTTGATCGCATTTGGTTAATTGCATCTTGATAAGCGGTTGTCGCTGCCTGGAAACCAGGTTGCAGCGCCGATGAGTAGTATGGATTAGCTCCAAGATAAGCCCCGCTTATGGCTTTTGCCAACTCAGGACTTGCGGCCAAACCCAATGCTTGAGCTTGCTGACCAGAAAGCGTTTGAGATAAATAAGGGCTAACAGCAGCACCTAAAGCCTCGGCCTGCTGACCAGAAAGCGTTGAGGCAAAGTAAGGTGAAATTGACTGACCGAAACCCTGCGCCTGCGTACCAGAGATGGTTTGTGCAAGCTGTTGTTGCGCCAAAGGCACAAGCGGATTGCCTTGCATGGCCCTAGACTGCATGGCCGACAGAGCAGATTGCGTCTGCTGAGACGGTCCTACGTACGTCTGGCCTGTAAAGTATTCGGGAGCGCCAGCCTGGTAGAGACGTTGAGCCTCGCTTAATCCGTACTGAACATACGGACGCATCGTAGGGTCAAGTTCTGTCCTGGTTACCGTGTTTGTTGAACCGCCAGCCATATCAAACCTCTCTCACCCATTTCCTGGGTCTAAAACCTAACGCCTTAGCTTTTTTATCCCAACCTTTACGCCAAGAATCAAAGCTGATAGTTTTCGCGCCACCATCTCTCGCAATGCGGAGAACATGATCCATGCCTGCATCAAAATCCCCCTTGCCATAAGCAACCCAAATATGCAAATTATCGCCCATAGGCTGCAAAACAACAAAGCCAACAACAGTGTTGTCCTCAACAAAAGCCCAAAGCATTGATCGCTGGTTAAAGCAGTCAGAATAGATGTCCTCCGGTATCCATGCTTCTGGACTCTTCTTGAGAACAACCTCAAGCCCTGGCTTGATGTACTGCCAGACCTTTCTGAGTTCATCTGGTTTGATATATTGCACATTCATCCGACCACCACATAGCCGTAAGTTTTGTCAGAGGTTGCATTTGGAAAATGCGTAATCGTCGCGGACCCGTTCGTAACCGAAGAGATGTAAACACCACCGTTAGAAAACCCGCCCACAAATTGCATCGTGGCAATCACCGAAGGAGTCGCAGGTCGCGTAGGACTCGTCTGAGTGGCGATGTGCTCGATGATGACCAACGTTGAACTCGTTGCCCACATCAACTCGATGTAGTCGTTAGCCGCTAGGTCTATAAATAGATTGAGCGCAGCAATAACATGACCCTTGACCGACCCATGCTTTGAGTCGATAGAAAACTTAGAGTTGCTATCGGCAATGTCAGTACCGTTCTTCCTGACCCAGATGTCTACGTCTTGGATCTGCGAGTCATCGTTTGCTAACTGGACGGAGAATTGGAAGTTGTATTTACCCGCCGCTCTTACATTAATCCTCGATGAGTTCGACAGGTAGACGTTATTGGACAGGTCGGTATTGGAAAATGTGATTGCGTAAGCCGTTGTTGTGTTTGCGGCAGACTGGTCGTTAACGTCGAAAAACGAGCCGTAGGGGATCGAATCAGCGTAAGCAGCAGCAGAGTAAGGGACAAGGATGATCTTGCTTTCTACCCCTATCCTAGCGTCTGTGATCGTGGTTGTAGTCGCGTTTCCTGTGGCTAACGTCACCGTTCCCGTGTTGTTGGTCTTGCCATCCATGATGTTGCGGACAATCTCGGCAACAGCGCGTTGATCGCCACCAAACGGAGGTAGCGTACGGAAGATCATCTCAAGCCCTGCGGGACAATCGTGACATCCAAACCAACAGCAGATGACCAGACACCGGAAGGAATGGTTTTAAGTCGATGATAGGTTCCAGCAGACCTTAATCCAATCCGATTATCGTCATTGGCCGAGTAGGTCGAGCCGGTAAAGTCAGTCTGTTGGTTGAGCCTGCGTCTTGAGTTGATCTGGACCGAGCAAGAACCGCCATCAATAACCGGCCTAACCAAGGTGATAACGCTTGGCATGTCGTTGAGCGAGAGATCAGGTGTGACGATGTTTGCTGTCAGGTTGGAGCCCGAAAAGGCAACGATCTTGGTCCCTAGCGTACCCGTCAAGAGGGTAGATGTAACCGTATATCCAAAGGAATCAAGGCTTGCAGGGAGCGTCTCAAGGCTTCCGTAAGCATCCAGTTGCTCTAAGGTAAGGCCAGACGAGGAAGTTGTCGTGATTGCGGTGGATGAGGCTATTGTGTCTACATTCACCTCACCGTAAGACCATTTATTGAGGTTAAAGTTGTAGATTAAGACGAAAGTTGACTGATCGACCGTCTTAAACGCCCAGATCACGAGGTTCTTAAGTGGGTCTACCGCAGCCGACATTGAGGAAAGTTGCGATATATCGACGTTATTGAAGAACCATCTGTCCACCTTCTCGACAGAAATAGACTCGACCGCTTGACCATTGCACCTGTAAAACCCATCATCAGACAAAAAGAACGACATCCCTGCGTACTGGATGATTGAGTTGGGCTCCATGCACCCCAAACCCCTGGAGATCGTGTCGAATTGGAATACAAGAGGGCTTCCAACGTAAGACATCCTGACCACAGCACGATCCATGAACACAATGCCGTACTCACCTCCGGTTAGTCCCTTGACATGCCCACCGTCTGGGATGTCCTGATAGTCCGCTTGGGTCGTTGCAGCAGGAGTCCAGCTTGTCTCGTCGCCTAAAGCGCACCATTCAACACGGTTAGGGTAGACCGTTGAGCCATTATTAAATCCAGCAACGACAAAGTCCCTCACGGTCGTTACATACCGAGACTTAGGAGCGGCAGCACCAAGGTCCGCAAACAAGGTCGATGAGCCCATGAGGTAACCCTGGAGCCTGTCGCCTCCATTAGCCGCGATCACTCGGTTGCCAAACTGTGTAAATCGCCACTTCTGATCTGATGGGGTCGTATACCCACCGGACTTAGAAACATCAGATAGATTCAGGTTCGTGCCTAGCTTAAAGAGCTTTGTCTCGCCACCCGCAAAGACCGTGACCGCTTCGTCAGGAGCCGCCGCAGCAACCACCGAATTAAGCGACTCTGAAGCCGCATTGCTCCATTCACTAGGCGAAGGTAGAGGACCATATCCAACCTGCTGAGGGATGACGTTCTTAGCGTCTACAAGGGCTCCAGCAACACCTGGCTGATCTGGGAGCCACTCGCCGAAGTTCACTCTCATCGCTTGGTTACCATCATCGTGAGAGGAACGCCCGAATACTGAGACTCTTCGTCAGACCTCGTGAGAGACGCAACCGCACGATCA